GCTCAAAACGATAGAGTGGAGATGTTGAGACTGGTTGGCTAGCAATAGCACCATGGATTTTAGCCACAAGTGCTTTATCATCGCTGCTTACGCTATCGATTGTCCAATGCGGATGTGGCAATTTGAACGCGTTAGGAGTAGCTATATAAGCGGACCATTCGCAGATGTCGGCATAGTCGCCATCCATGTATTTAGTTAGTCTTGCTTGCTCCTCTGTCGTCCACATTGTTGTCATCTCCTAATAATTGATTGGCGTACTCTGTCAATTTTATTGCGTGCCTTAAGCTCATTCCGTCCACAGGCGTTTTACCTGTAACCCATCTGCTGATGGTAGTGTCGCCTATCCCTGTTGCTTTGCTGATGGAATAGGCCGAGTGGTTAGCTAGTAACCACTCGATTTTTTCCAGTTCTGCTTTCATTTTTACCTCCTACTTAAATGCTAGCCACAAAGCGCCGATGATGATAATCCATCCGATTAGAGCCTTCCAATCTGGCTTCGTGCGCTCTATTTTGAATTCAACTTTGAAGTTCTTCATTTTCACTGTTTTTTATGATATACTAAGCATAACCCCCGGAGGGGTGTAGGAAGCTTACGCTTCCCACTTTATGCGCCACTTAAGCTTGAGAACCCAGAGGCTGATTTCGAAGGTTACCTCGTGTTCTCGTTTAGGTGGCTTTTTGTCGTGCTTAGCCATCTTACTCCTCCTTCCTTTCCGTATCGTTTTCCTCCTTTCTATGCTTTAATTATACCGCATTATTATGCGGTAGTCAATACTTTTATTCACTTTTTTTTACACATTTATGCATTTAGCTTATTTTTTTCGACATGAAAATACACTTTTTGCCCCAAAAACGCAAATAGAAACCAAAGCAACTGTTGCAAAATATGCAATGGTTGAAGGCAAATAAAAAAGACCCCCAGGCATATGCCCAGGGGATGTCATAAAAAGTGTCCGGAATAACGGACTTTTTTTGTTTAGTCTAATTTAATAGACCTACATTGTGCCGATTGGCTTGCCGGTCGTGGACTCGATAAGAGAACCGTCCTCGGCGACTTTTACATCGGTGTTGGATAGCATAGACCCGTCTTCAGTAAGATAGTATAGTCTACCATCCTTACCTTCGACCATGGTCTTAGTTTCCATGTAGCCATCACGCCGGTTGAAGTGATACCATTTGTCTTCAAGTTCTTTCCACCCTACAGACATAACACAGTTAGGGCCGAAGTGGTATTTCTTACCATCGATTTCTTTGATGCAGTCTTGTGCAGCCCAACCTTCATCATCGAAGTAATAGTAATTACCGTATTCTTCGTACCACTCAGACTTCTTGTAGCTTCCGTCTTCGTTACGGAACCACCAACGTTTCTTACCGTCTTCTACCTTGTCAATCCAACCAGTCTGTTGCTTGGTTGCCTTTGTTGCTCCGCCATTTTCAGCATCAATCATCTCTTGGACTGTTGAGCCTAAAGATTGATAGTACTTAATTCTGTCGATAACATATCGGCGCAACGACTCATTAGAGCCACCATGCAATTCTAAAGAACGTGCAGGGCATGAGGTAGAAGAAAACTCATTGTGGAAACGAATGTTGGAACTGTTTGGAGTATCACCGTAGTAGGTCATATCCTCAGCCATTTGGCGCAAGACCATGTCCTCGTTGGCTAAGAATTCTTCATCAGATGCCTTGAGCTGTTCGTTTACTTCGTAGCCGATAGAGTTCATGTTAGCGTCGTAGTTGGCGCAAGACCAAGTACCGTTGTAAGTATCTTCTACTCGCAAGATACCTTTACGGTCGATGTAGTAATGCGCAAAACCTTTGTCTGACTCACCTGCTGCAATGCGAGATTTGAGCCATGACCGGTAACCTAAGTAGTTAGCACCGCCTGCATCGTTGTGCATGATGTAATACTTTGGTCTTTCTGTTGGCCGTCGACCGGCCATACCACCGAACATAGAGTCGTTGATAATTTCAGGATAAGCGATTGTCACTTTACTTCCCCCTTGCGTTGATAATGGCGCAGGTGCGTCATATTGCTTTAGATTGTATTGATTGATGAAGTTGATTAACTTCTCGCCATAGCGTGAGTCAGTGGCGTAAGTACCTGTAAGAGCGCGTGCTTGTTCTTCTGGCGTTGACGCATTAAGGACCTTAGCATAGTAGCTCTTGCGGTAATCTGTACTCTCCATAAAAGTTGCATGATCCGCAATGGACTCTTCAATGGTAGAGTAAGAGCGAAAGTCTGAATTTTCTGGCTTAAGGACGCCAGACCGCTCCTCCAGGCTATCCTTATTAAACACAGGTCCGGTCCATGGAGCAGATGCCTTAATACCAAACAAGTTGCGTCCACCTCTGGCCAAATCAGATTGGCCAAAGGCAGACTCTAAGCAAGCTTGCGCTATCGTCACACTGTTAAATATCTTTGATGGATACTTTTGTACCAGTGGAGCGATTTGCTCGATAAAGCTGTTGCTCATCGTTAGTCCTCCTTAGGTTTTTCGTACCCTAAAGCTTGATTGCTGTCACCAAGACCTGCAGTTGTTGGGTCGTTAATAACCCCAACTAACACACCGATTGCAAGAATTGTGTTAGTGATGTCTGCGATGTTGTCTGGGAAAATCTTAACGCCTAATTGTTGGCTTAATAAGACAACAAGGCCGACTAGACCGACCCAAAAAGCCTTATGCTGCAAACGTAGTTTTAGATTGATGTTCATAATAAATTCCTCCTATTTTAACTTTTGCTTGATTTCAGTTAAATCTTCTTTCATTGCTTTCATCTGCTCGACTAGTTGATAAGTGATTTTGTTCTGCTCATCATGATCATCGAGACGACGACTGTTTTGTTCTGATAGTTTTTGGATGTAATTATAACCAGCCTCTATCATTGTCATGCGATGCTCTTGCTCGGTAATTTTACTTTTATTATTCAAGTACAGACCGGCAACAGGAATAAGCACGCCAATGATGTATCCTAACACCTCAGAGCTAATGCTTGCGGTCCCTGGCATACATTTCCCCCTTCCTTAAAAATTAAAAGGGGCCATATAGGCCCCTTAATAATTAGATGTTAGGCTGTGGAGCCTCTGTACCTTGTTCTTGACCTGGTTCGTTAACTTCTTCCAATTTAAGGATAGAAGCCACTAACTCAATCAAGTTAAGCATGTCCGGCACGTCTTCAAGCGTTGCTTGACCTGATTGAATTAAGAAAATCCAACCTTTGACGATAGGACTGTCTGCTGTGAAGCGGAACTTTTTGCGTGGTTTAGCCATTGTTTTCACCCCCTTTCCAATTAAATAGGCAGAGATAATTAGGGAGATGGGCCTAAGTAGTTTCTTCATGGCCAGGGCCCTCTCCAAGTAGTGAGTTGACCGTCTCATAAATTTCTTTAGAAGCACGAGCAACTGCTACTGTAATGCGCCGTTCCATTTCTTCGACGGTAACGAGGCCGGCGCTTTGGCTCTCCTCCGTACCCTGGGTCTGTCCTTGTAATTCTTTAACAGGTTGGTCGATAACGAAGTCTGACGTCTTAGCTTCGTGCCATTCCGTCATAGCTTTCTCAAGCGGTGGGTCCGTCTCAGCCATGACATGAACAAGTGTCACACCAATGTCGTCCCCCACTTTTTCGACCGACTGGATTAACTCCGAGCAGTACCACTTCTTATCCAGGTCAATCTTGGATAAATCAATAAATTGGACGCTCGTCTCTTGCCCTGGCAAAGCGATAGAGACCTTTAGGACATGCGCGTTGTTAATCTCGTAGGCAACGCGCTCACCATTGCCAATTTGCTCCGTAAATCTAATTTTCATTATTTCCACCTCCCAACAGCAATCCAGTAGGCCCACATATAAGACCCGGCACGACCACCGGAGTTATCCCCTACAGTGAAGCTAAAGTTCCTGTAATTCTGGTCTACCAAGTTGACCCCCGGCAAACGTTTATACGACTCTGAAGCTGGCGAAAGATAGACGTTGACGCTTATGCCTGGATGCTTTACGAATGCCACAGGGAAGGTAATCGTACTAATTGGTGAGTAGACCGTACCGCCATAATCAATACGAGGCAAACCCCAGCAAATCAGTGTGCCGTCTGGGAATTTAGTCCAGTAGCCATTGCTGTTTTCGCCTGAAACCGGTCCGTCCTGTTGCCAACCAAAGACTTGGTTGTTGTGGATCACGTAGATATAATGACCCTCTCCCATGATGGAGTCGCAATAGATGTTAGATGCGTCTTGCTTCACTACTCGCAGATAGCGGTTCGTGTTGAGGTCCTTAATGACATATAGACCAACAGGGATGGTCGAACCTTTGAGAAACGCGCCTAGGTCAGTTCCTTTCGGACACTCGTATCTGGCAGCACCACCATTGTTGATACGGTATCGATTGAGTGAACCAACCTCGCGGTCATAGTTAGCCTTGAGGGCGTTAAAGTCCACTTTAGACGCTTGTTCAACGTTCGCCACATTACCCAGGCCCACATGAGCCTTGGTTACGCCATGAGGGTTGTTCTTGTTGCCAATGTGACCGTCGTATCCAGCTAGCTTTTGGTCTAGGCCGACAATTTGGTTCGTAGGGTGCGAGTGTATACCGCTAGCCTTGCTATTCCAGTTAGACTTGTCGGCTGCTGTGACGTGGCGATTATTGTCGCCGGCGTGAGCGTCAAACTCTGTCTTAGGAGCTTGCTTAACGTTATCGACGTTAGATAACCCAACTTGAGCCTTTGTGACCTCGTGAGGGTTGTTTTTGTTGGTTGCGTGGCCGGTAAGGTCTGCTCCATTGGCCTTACTATTCCAAAAAGCCTTATCCGAGGTCGTGACGTGTATACCGGCACTAAGAACATGGCTGTCAAACTCGGCTTTGCTAGCCTGTTTTACGTTGTCCACGTTGCCTAAGCCAACTTGCGATTTAGTCACGCCATGAGGGTTTGACTTGTCGCCTTTGTGGGCCGTTAGGTCTTGACCTACCTTTTCAGCCTTAGCTGCTAAGGCCTGGCCCTCTGCCTTGTCATAAGACGCCTTGGCTACTTCGTCAACCTTGGCACTTACCGCGTCTAATTCGGCTCTTTTGGCGTAAATGGTCTGTGTGTCATTAGAGTATTGGACTGTTAGTTGTCCATTATCGGCGATACGAACGTCGAACTCGTAGTCTCGGACCAAGATAGCCTCCCGACGTGGTGGAATGAGGTCTCCGGCCTCGGCGCTCGTGTACATATAGAGCACTTCCGCGCGTGACCCAACCTTAGCAAAGACGCCTATTTCGGTAACGGTAGTCTCGGCAGTGACATTAGAGTTATCTAAGCGACCAAGGACATGAAAGCCGGTAGCCCCTGCTAATACCGACTGTAAGGCCGGCAGAGTAATAGCCGGGGTCTTGACATTGGCAATGGCCTTTAGGTCGCCTGTGTGACGTCCAGAGCCAAGGACGACACGCGTAAAAGTGATAGGCGAGTTGCTACCGATAGCGGCCGCTAGCTCGTCATTTCCGGCCTTTGTAATGACCGGTTGAATAAAGTATTTACTCATTGATTGGCTCCTCTCTTAAAGTTTAAGTGTGCTGTTGTGGCTTGGCACGCTAGCATACGTGTATACATGGCTCTGCATTGGAGCCTCGACATTCATGCCGACGCCTAAATGGGCCGGCACCATGGTCTTAATGTAATTAGTAAATCGGTTAAGCGATACCTTTGGTAATTCGCCCAGGAACCGTATCTTGATATTCGAACCCTCAACGGTCACAAGCGACTGAACGCCTGTAAACCGCTTGGATAGTTCGGATAGCGTGTCTGTCGATACCTTTAGCTTCGAGCCGATAATCGTCATTAGATACCGGCGTCGTTCCTCAAGGTCGATAGATACGGCTTTCATGCCAAGCGAGGCCTCCCAACGAGCAATATGGCCCTCGTCTGCATATGGCAGAAATAAGAGCGTCTGCTCCGCCTCAATTATGTCAGTGATAAGCTCCGCTTCTGGCACTTGAGCCATGATAAGAGCCTCCACTTTAGAATCTCGGATAGGACTAGCGTTTAGCATCCTATCCTTGACTAGCTTGCTATCTGACATTGAGGACCACCTCGCTTAATTTCGGCAAGATTTCGGCTTGTAGTTCGACTGAGGTATTAGAACCGTTGATAGTCAGATTGTCTACGTCCTTAACTCCGTCTAAACGGTCAATAATGGTCGCAATCTTGTAATGGCGAAGTTCTTTTTCTTGAAATGCCTCGGTCTTGAGGTACTCGGCTAGCGCCTTACGTGCAGCCCCTCGGATAGCCTCAATGTCCGCATCATCTCTAATCTTGATGTCCGCAACGATACGAACGCCAAGACCAGCGACTGACTCAACGGTTACATAGGCGCCGATTGGTGCGACACCTTTGCCATGGCCTTTGGGCTCTGGGTCCAAGAAGTCTTGGAACCTCTTGACCAGTTCTTGGCTAGCCTCCTCGCCATTAGCATTTGTAATGGATAGCTTGAGAGTGTTCGGTCCGGCATGGAGTGGCTGCATGAATACGGAGCCAACGCCCTCGAACTCGTCTGCCCATTTCTCGTACTGGGCCAAGTTACCGTTAAGGGTTGGCGTCTTAATGTACTTAGTCGATCTCACTCTTAATGCGTCGTCGCTCTCGATGTCCTCCCCAGGTACTACCACGTTGCCTAGGATAGCACCGGAAAACTCCTGGAGTACGTCAATGTTGATAAGCGACCCATCCACGCTATTAGCCTCCTTGCCAGGCGTTTCTGCAATTAGAAGATACTCGCCACTTGGCTTGTGCTCTAAGACGCGGAAGTTGTGCGTGCTGTCTACCACTGAGAAGCGCGTCCCAATTGGCACTGGCTCCTGGAAGTGAACCTCTCTAATGGCCGATGTAGCTGGCAAGCGAGTCACGCCGAACTGAGCCGCTAGACGTGTCAAGAAGTCGCCCTCCGAGGTATCCAGAAAGAACTGGCGCTCCATGTCCTCTAGTTGAGCGTACTGAATAGCTAGTTCTTGTGCTAGAGGAGCGCATAAGTTCCAAAGTGTTGAGCCTTGGCGCTTGTCGAATTTATCCGGAAATCTGCCGAGGACGTCCGCCATAATGTCGTCATAAGTCTTAATCTTTAGCAAGTTGCACCTCCCCGGTTAAAGTTCCTAGTTTGCTCTCAACCACGAAAGAGACACGTAGCTCGGCTCCCTGAACATCATGCTCGAAGCTATGGACGTCGTTAATTCGGTCGTCCTCCATAAGCGCCTCCTTGATTGAGCGGTTGATGTCCGCCTTTACAAAGTCCATTGGCTGTCCAATGTACTGGTCGAACTCGACGCCGTACCTATGATCGTAGATAGATAGCGAATACCGTTCCGTGGTTAAGATATGATTGATTGTTTGCTGCAAAGCCTCTAGCCCGTCTATCTCGCGGAAGATATTCGTCTCGTCGAGCGTAAGCGACGGTTCTATTGGCTTTTCATTGATTACTTCGGTCACTTGACTTAATAATCGGTTAATATCATTTGCCATTGTGCACCTCCTAAATTTGAAGCCGGTAATAATGAGGTGGCCCCCCCATCCAACCGGCTGCCGGCGTGATTGCAATACCGTTCTTAGAAAAGGTGCAGTGGATAATTCTCTGGTTGTCGATAAACACGCCTGTATGACCGGCGGCATAGGACGAATAGCCAGGTACACCGGACACGAAGATATCGCCTCGGCGGACCTCTGACCGGCTAATCTCCTTGAGTAGTCTGCCTCTCATACCGAATAATGTTTCGGTTGAGCCTAATGGCGTACCGGCCGGCACGATACCGGCATGTTTCATCGCGCTGAATACCGCGCTAGAGCAGTCATAAGAGTATGGACCACCACGAGCGGCCATGGAGTAAGAAACCTTGCCAAGTTTTGACTGGAACCATGCAATCATGGCCTCTAGCTTTTCGTTCGTGCCTGTGGCATTGGCCGGCTTGAGGTCGTCAAACTTTTTAAGGTCGTAGGAGTTAATTATCCTAATCAATTTACCGGCGTAGGCTGTGTCGGTCGCGTAAGTACCTTGTAGCCCATAGCATTGAGCCTCCGCGGTCGTAGCGGATAAGACTCTAGCATAGTGGCTCTTGGCCCAGGCGGAGTCAAAGATAGCCTCATGGTCCTTTACGGAGTCCTCCATTGAGTCATACCAACGGAAACCGGCCTGTATTGTATAGAGGCCACCGCTCCCATTGTCCTCTTGCGTCGAGAGGGTCGTCACTTTACCCGTCCAAGAACTGCCGGCCTTGATACCGAACCAGTTATTATACTTGAGAGCTAGGCCACTACCTTTATTGGTTGGGCTTAGGCCACTTTCAAGCATGGCCTGGGCGATAGATACCGAGGCTTTTAGGTTGCGAGCGTATTTAACGCAGAGCCTAATCAACTGCTCCATAAACTTGAGGCGGTCCGGTACGTCAAAGTTAACGGTCGTGCCTAAGTTACCATAAATGGTTTGACCCACTTTCTGGTATTCGTAGCCACCGCTTAGGACATAATAATGTCCGCCTCCGTCTTGGCGCATCATGAATACTTTCTTGTTAAGGTACTCGGAGGTTAGCTTGCCTCCCCAGGTAATCGTAAATAGCTCCTCTGGGATAACAAGGTTGTTCTTGTTGTCGATTGCTATTTTAGGAGGGTTGATACTAACAACTGTACCGGTCGCCATAGACGCCGGCTGCATATTAGCAACCGTCTTTTCAATGAGCTTTTTGAGCATTTCCATGTCAAACTCTGCCATTAGATAGCCCCCTCCCTTGGAATAAATAGCTTGCACTCCATACTGTGGCCGGTAGCGTCTACTTTATGCGTTACTTCGTCGAGGAGATACCAACCATGTAAGTTAATCTCCTTAACGTCAACATAGACCGCGCGACCGGCTCTAAAGTCGTAGTCCCCAA